TAGATGCTAACTATCGGGTAATTAGTGAGGCAGCAATTTTAAATGGAGTTGGTGTAGTAGCCTTAACATTAACATATCTTCGAGTTAATGTATTTAGAGTAGTTACAGCCGGATCTGGTCTAATAAATGCCGGAACGATTACACTTAGACTTACTGGTGGAGGCACTACAGTATCAGTAATCGAAGTTGGATTTGGCCTCGCCTTTAATGGCATTTACACAGTTCCTGCTGATACTACTGCTATCTTTGAATCTGTTTTATCCGATAGTGATAATGCGGCAGCAGCCGCTACAGTTCATTTACAAGGTAGATTATCTACAACTAATGCTTCATTTCTAACTAGATTATTTCTTCAAATATGGGGATTTCAATCTGCACATGCTGAATTCGCTTCGGGTATTCTATTTGAAGAGAAGTCTGATATACGAATGAGGGCTACTGTGGCCGGAGCTGATAACATGAATATTTCATTAACATTAGCTGGCCTCCTATTTAGGACTCATGATGATGGCTTATAAATTAATTTTTAGTTACATTATAACTATTGGGGAGCACTGAATATACATGAAATTAAAATGAGGTAACAATGCCAGAGCAGTCCTTAACCGAGCAACATGATGCTCAATCCGAAGATATTCAAACCACAGTCAATATTCGATTGGCTTAATCCTATGAAACATTTAATTTCAATCCTATTATTAACCTTTGTAATAGGGGCATGTGCTCCTAAGACATATCCGCCTGAATTAGCTAAACTATATAATACTAATATGCTAGTAAATACAATTGGGACACTTCAGAACTCTGCGATTGGACTTAATTCACAGAAGTTACTAAGTGACACAGATACCAGGGTTATTGTGACCTTTTCAGTCACATCATTGAAGTTGATTCGAGATCAGGGATTAGATTGGAAAGTTAAAGTAACTGATCTAATTAAGGGATTGAAAGATAGTGGATTATCTCAATCTGTTTTAGATACATTCGCGAGTTCAATCACTACACTCGATCTCATCATGGTTAAAATATAATGAATATCCTAATCGCACTTCTCCCCAATCTATTGGAATTTATCAATGAATTCATGTCGCGTGAGGGCCGATTACCCACGGCCGAGGAATTGACAGTTGAAATTCGTGCGAATGAAGATAAATACATAGCAATTGGCGAGACTTGGTTACGTGAACATCCACCAGGGGGTCCATCTCACTATTAATTCTAGGTAAATTCATTAATTATTTAAGAAGACATGGTCAAAAATAATGTCATTTAATAATGGATATTGGAAGCCAAATAGAAAGCAGGCCGAATTCCTCGCGCTTCCTTGGAAGATTAAAGAGGGATTCTATGGTGGAGGCGCTGGCAGCGGGAAAAGTGACGTACTATTAGTATATGGCATAGTTCATAAGTTACATGAGAATCCACTATTCAAACAAGTATTTATGCGTCGGACTTATCCAGACTTAAAGAAGGAAATTGTCGGGCGAAGTCGAGAACTATATAGTAAATTTGGAGCCAAGTTTAATCAGACTGATATGGTTTGGACATTTCCTCATCCTGATCAAATAGGTGGGTCAGAGATGTCTAATCGGGGTGCTCAAATATTTCTAGGTCATTGTGAACAAGAGAAGGATGTTCATAATTACGATTCAATGGAAATATCGTTATTCACTCCTGATGAACTTACCAACTGTACTGAATATATTTATCTTTACATCGCTTTTGAAAGGAATAGAGCGCCTAAAAACAGTGGTTTACCATCCATCGTTAGAGGTGCTGGTATGCCAGGTGGTATTGGGCATACTTTTGTAAAACGTAGATTTGTTGATCCATATCCCGAAGGTAATAAAATCATCGTCGGTCGAGGTGGAAATAAACGAATCTATGTCCATGCGACACTAGAAGATAATAAAGATAATATTGATCCCTCATACAGTCAATCACTTGACGGGCGACCAGAAGCCGAACGTAAAGCTAAGAAATTTGGAGATTGGTCAGCATACTTAGGTCAAGTCTTTGATGAATTTAGGGATAAGAAATATCCTGATGAACCTCCGAATGCATTACATGTAATTGAACCATTTGATATTCCTGAATGGTGGCCGCGAATGGTCATTGGCGATTGGGGATTCGCCGCTATGACCTATATTGGATTCTATGCAATTTCTCCTATGGGTCGCCTTTATCTGTATAGAGAACTTAGTTTCGTTAAGACTAAGATTTCGGTATGGGCACCAGTAATTAAGACATTCATTGATCGTGAACATCCGCGCATCGTTAAGTTTTGTCGTTCAGCGAGTCAAGATAGAGGTCAGGAACATACTATTCAGCAACAGATTGAAACTGAATTAGGTATGCCAATTGAACTCTCCAATAATGCGCGAGGAACTAGAGTAGCTGGTAAAATGCTACTTCATGAATATTTACGATGGAAGCCTAAGCCAACTGTTCCAGTTGATGAAATTCCAGAATATAATGAACAGTATGCAATGTGGATTCAACGTAATAAGTCAGTTGAAGATTACAAAAGTTACATGATGTTATTTGATCCTCCTGAACCTGAAGTCAATATACCTAGACTTCAGATTATGTGTTGTTCAGAGCAAGGACATGAGAATCATCCACACTGTTGTCCACTAATGATTGATACTATTAAGGCGTGTTCATATGACACACCAAAGAATGATATACCTGCGGAAGATGTGGCCGAATTTAGTGGCGATGATCCATATGACGATCTACGCTATGCAGTAGATTCCGCCGAAATGTATTTTAGGGATGCTAGTAAAGAATTTGAAAAGATTCAACGTCAAGCTCAACTTGTTGAGACATTAAATAATACTAAGGATTGGACCGCCTTTTACCGCAATATGCTAACTGTTGAATCCAAATCTAGACCCATGAACGTGGTTTCTCGTTATCATAAGGCACGAAGATAATGATTCAATGGATTAAGATTCAAATTGAATCATGGCTCTCCATTAGACGAGAGAGATATGATGTATCAAAGAAGTGTGATACGTGCGAAGTTTTAAAGATGGAAGTTGCCAGATTACATGAACTAATTAATAAATTAACTACTAAGCCTGAACCGGACGTAAGAGTTAGAAGTGAGCGAAGTGAACCAATAAAATTACCTAAGAATATGCCTTGGTCGGTTCGGCGGAATTTATTAGAGCAGGCAGATCGTAAAAAGGCTCAATTAATGCGCGAGGCTCCTAGGCCACTTCATTCTATTGATTCTACTACATTAAATCAGTCAAATGAACCAATGGAGAAATTAGAGAAGGAAATAATGAGGGGAGTAACCGATGCCAAAGAAATCGATGAAGTTCAAGAAAATGTTAACTAAAAATATTTCTGAAAAGAAAGTTAGTTATAGTGGAAGTGACTATTCGCCTAAGACTGATACAGGTCCATCGCCTGCATTAAAGAAGAAGTTCAAACTTAGGGCCTAAATTAGTTAGATAGAATTAGTTAGAATGAATTAAAGTGAAAAAGACACCCAAAGAAATTCAGGATCTTCTAAAGGAAGTGGTAACACACTTCGTGAAAGAGGATAGGGCTGCGCGCGAACGCCAAATCCGAACTTGGCGGCAGCTCAAATTATTTTGGGAAGGATTTCAACGAACTTGGTATAGCGAAACGGCACATGATTGGAGAATATGGGATGCTACTAATCAAGGTAGCGATACGGACCAATCAGCCTATGATAAGCAAGTTAATGTATTCCGAGCTTATCTAGAATCTATCATTGCAGCATTATCAGTTACGATTCCACCTGTTAAGTGTTATCCTGATAATGCCGATGATATTCTAGATTTGATGACTGCGAAAGCAGGAGATAAAATATCGAATCTAATCTATCGTCATAATGATGTTTCATTACTTTGGTTGCATGGATTATTCATTTTCTGCACTGAAGGTATGATGGCATGTTACTCATACTCGAAATCAAGTGAAGAATACGGAACATACAATAAGGATGAATATAAAGAAGAAACTGAGGAACATACCTTATTAAAATGCCCATCTTGTGGATTTGAATTAGATGATTCGGTTCCTCCTGATTCCTCTAATCAGATGGGGCCTAATCAGATGGGGCCTAATCAGATGGGACAGCCTCAACAAGAGATGGGCGAGGAATTACAACAGGGAATAGACGAAGATAGTGAATTTGATCCTTCCATAACTGATATAACAGAAGGAACTGAAAAATGTCCATCATGTGGACAAATGATGACTCCTGAAATTTCAAATGAGTCATTTGTAGTTAGTAAGTTAGTTGGAACTACTAAAGAACCTAAATCTCGTATTTGCCTTGAAGTGTATGGTGGACTTTATGTGAAAGTCGCTAACTATGCCAAATGTCAGGGAGATACACCATATCTAATCTTTGATAAGGAAATTCA